ATAAATGGTGACTTGATAGTTAGTGGAAATGTTACTATTGGAAATAGTAATTTTGATATATTAGAAATTACAAGTTCATTAAAAACAAAAAATACTGCATACATTGGTGGTGACACTACTCAATTTGGAATTGCAGCTGAAATAACAGGAGCAATTAATTTAAAAGGTAATGCAACTATTCAAAATGATTTATTAGTAAGTGGGAATGTTGTTATTGGAACTAATACTTTTGATACATTAGAAGTAACATCTTCATTAAAAACACAAAATACTGCATATATTGGTGGTGACACTACTCAATTTGGAAACGCAGCAATAGTAACAGGCTCAATCGACCAAAAAGGTGATTTAAAAGTTACTGGTTCAATTTATTCAAACGTTGGAATCAATGGTATAATAAACGCTACAAATGGTGTAGTATCAGGTTCATCACAAATAGTAGGCATATTAGAATCTTTAAATAGCTTTACAGGTTCAACATATTCTACATTTAGTCAATCGGTAGATATTAGATTAGATGATGTTGAGTATTTAACAGGTTTATTGGGAGGTGGATTAGATACATCTTTACAGGCAATTAATTTAGCAACTGCATCTTTACAAACTTTTTCAGCATCTGCATTATTGGATTTGAATAATTTACATTTATATACTGCATCTACAAATACAAGATTAAGTAGAATTGAAGAAAGTACAGCATCATTAAATTCATTTACTTCTTCGATTGATACTACTATTAAAACTAAATTAAATCTAGATAATGTTGTAAGTGGTTCGGCTTTAAATGTTAAAACTTTCTTATCATTAGGAAACGTAACAAATGAAAGTAAAGCAACAATGTTTGCTTCTCCTACATTTACAGGTATTCCAGAAGCACCGACAGCTGCATCAAATACAAACTCAACTCAAATTGCAACAACAGCATATGTTCAAACAGAACTTAGCGATTTAATTGGTGGAGCAAATGCCGCATTTGATACCTTATTAGAGATATCAGCATCCCTTGCATCTGGAGATTCTACTTTAAATACTTTAGTAGATGGTAAATTAGCAAAGGCATCAAATTTATCAGACTTAACAAATACAGGTACCGCTAGAACTAACTTAGGAGTAGCAATCGGTTCAGATGTTCAAGCATATAACTCAACACTTGCTGCAGTGGCAGGTGGAACATATAGTGGTGATGATTCTATTACAACAATAGGAACAGTAACTGCGGGCAATGTAACTGCAATTTTACCAACTGGTGTGGTTAGTGGTTCATCACAAGTAACTGGAATTGGTAATGCACAATTAACAAATTCTACAATTAGTGGTGTATCATTGGGTTCAAATTTACATGCGTTGACAATTGGAACTGGATTAAGTGGAACATCATATAATGGTAGTGGTGCAGTAACAATTACAAATACAGGTGTAACATCAAATGTGGCAGGAACAGGTATTTCAGTAAGTGGTGGAACTGGAGCGGTAACAATCACAAACACAGGTGTAACATCAATTACGGCAGGTGCAGGTATTAATATAAGTGGTGGAACCGGTGGAGTAACCATTGATATAGGACAAGCAGTTGCAACTACATCAAATGTTAGATTTGGTTCAATAGGAGTCGGTACAACCGCAAGTGGTGTATCTGGTGAAATTAGAGCAACGGGTGATATTACCGCATTTTACTCATCTGATATCCGTTTAAAAGAAAATATCCAACCAATTCAAAACGCATTAGAAAAAGTTGAATCAATTAGTGGTAATACATATGATTGGAAAGAAGGATTTGAAGAAATGCACTCTCATAAAGGAAACGATGTGGGGGTAATAGCGCAAGAAATTGAAGAAATATTACCACAAATTGTAACAAATAGAGATAATGGATATAAAGCAGTAAATTACGAAAAAATTATTCCATTATTAATTGAAGCAATTAAAGAATTATCAGCTAAAGTTAAGGAATTGGAAAGTAAATAGATATTTATACATATTATATAACAACGGACTAAAAAGAAGGTAAACTAAATGGCACTTAAATTTAGACGTGGGACAGCCGCACAAAAATCAGGCTCATTGGCTTTTGGAGAACCATATGTGAACACCACATTGGGAACATTACAAGTTGGTTTAGACACAGGAGACTTGACACTTACATCGGTAGGCCCAACAACTCAATTTGAAATACAATCAATTTCAGCATCAGCATTTGTTTCAGCATCAAGTATATACTCTACAAATGGAATAACTGGTTCAATTGCAGCAACAAACGGAGTAGTATCGGGTTCATCTCAAGTTTCTTATGTAGGATTGAGTAATATACCTAATGGTATCATTTCATCATCGGCACAAATAGATACATTGTTTAATATTGATGGAATCGTTTCGGGTTCATCTCAAATAACATATGCAAATATTAGTTCAATCCCAGCAGAAATAGTAAGTGGTTCTGCACAAGTAACTCCATTATTACCAACGGGTGTTGTTTCTGGTTCAGCTCAAACAATCGCAAACTTACCAACGGGAACTATTAGTGGTTCTTCACAAATAACATATGCAAATATTAGTTCAATCCCAGCAGGTATTGTTAGCGGTAGTTCTCAAGTAACTCCATTATTGCCAACTGGTGTAGTAAGTGGTAGTTCTCAAGTAACTCCATTATTACCAACCGGCGTAGTAAGTGGTTCTTCACAAATTACATATGCAGATATTAGTTCTATCTCAGCGGGTATAGTTAGTGGTTCTACACAAGTTACTCCATTATTACCAACAGGAGTAATATCCGGTTCATCTCAATTGAATAACACATCTATTGAAAACTTAACGGTAATAAATTTGACAACTGTTAATGAAACGGCATCTGTTATTTTTAGTAGTGGTTCAAATAGATTCGGAGATTTTGGAAATGACACACATGAATTTACAGGTTCAGTTCAAATTAGTGGTTCAATTGCAACAATAGGTTCATCAACTGCAACATCATTTACTGGACAAATTTTGGCAACAAATGGTATTGTATCAGGTTCTTCACAAATCACATATGTAAATGTTAGTTCTATACCAGGTGGTATAATTTCAGGTTCTTCACAAGTAACCGGAATTGGAAACGCACAATTAACAAATAGTTCAATTACTATCGGTTCAACTGCAATTTCATTAGGTTCGTCAGCAACAACAATAGCAGGTTTAACCTCAGTAACTTCGACAGGATTTACAGGAGCATTAACAGGTAACGCATCAACTGCAACTACATTAGAAACTGCAAGAACTATTAACGGAACTTCATTTAATGGTTCTGCTAATATTACTATTGCAAACTTAGTTTCTGGTTCAGCACAAATAGATGGTTCTTTATTGGGTTCAAATAAAACAATAACAGTCGGTTCAACGGCAATTACATTAGGTGGAACCGCAACAACAATAGCAGGTTTAACATCGGTAACATCAACCGGATTTACAGGAGCATTGACAGGTAACGCTTCAACTGCAACTACGGCAGGTACAGTTACAACTGCAGCACAAAGTGCAATTACATCGCTTGGAACATTAACTTCTTTAACAGTAAGTGGAGCAACCGCAACGGGAGCATTAACAGTAACTGGAGCAATAACTGCAACCGGTGATATCACAGCATACTATACTTCGGATAAGAGACATAAGAATAACATTCAAACTATTCCAAACGCTTTAGAAAAAGTATCAAAATTGAATGGTGTAACTTGGGAATGGAATGATGATGTGAATGAAGTAACAAAATCAACTCCTAAAACAGGTTTGATAGCACAAGAAGTACAAGAAGTTTTACCAGAAGTAGTTAAAACAAGAGACGATGGTTTCTTAGCATTAGACTATTCAAAAATGATGGGTTTAATGGTAGAAGCAATTAAAGAACAACAAACACAAATACACAATTTAACTTTAGAAATTGAAAATCTAAAGAAACAAAAAGGGTTATAATAATGTATGATGTATATTATACAACAGGTTTTGGAAATAAAATAGGTGCAGGTAGTGATGTTTGGGTGAACAATTTTGTAAAATATGTTGTTCCTCATTTAAAAATAAAACCCATCTTACTTATACATAGGAAAAAGCCTGATAATTTTGAGGATAAAACATATCCAATAGAAATTTATTGGCAAGTGGATGACAATGGTAAATTTGAAGAACTTATAAATAGTGCTCGGCGAATACACATACTACACGGACACTATTATCCCAACTCAGCAATTTTAAATAATTTGGATAGAGTATATAGTTATGTCATGCATAACTCAATAGATATTTCTCTAAAAGCTGGATTATTTTCAGAAGCTCCTGGAATGCAACACTATGGTGCCGATTCGGAATGGGAAACTAATATAATAAAATCCGTTAAAAAAAGAATATGGATTGGATTATTTAAAACTCCAAAACATGCATTATATGAGTTTATTGATATTCCAAATTATTATAATTTTGATAATAATTTAGAATTAAATGATTCAAATAAGGTAGGGTTTGCAAGTAGAACTGAAACGAGAAAGCGAGTTTGGTATTTAGAAAATATAGATTGTTATTTATTTACAACACTAAAAGTTCTAAATGATGTATGGGAGAAAGGACATGGGGTGAATTTCAAAAGAGCTAAACGATATATGTTCGATTATAGTAAATTGGATTGGTTTTATCGTTTAGATTGGGGAATTTCACATAGTTGTTTTAATTATGAACCATTTGGATATTCAATCTTTCAGTCAGTAGATTATGGAAAGTTACCTATATTGAGTAAAGATTGGATGAAAGAATGGGATTATCCATATAGAGCAGAAACAAAAACTGAATTTGAAAATATAGTAAAAGAAATTAAAAATACGGATTACGAAACAAAAAAACAATGGTTTATAAAATTGAAAAATAATATGATGAAATACTCCGATAAAAATAAATGGGTAAATCAATTATTGGATATTTATAATAGTTAAATAAAACAAAATGGCAAAAACAAATTTAAAATTAGGAAGTCTAGGGCCGGCAACAACTGGTGGCCCGTCAAGTACTTCAATGGGAGCTATTACTGGAGGAAATCCAAATACAGCAATGTCGGATTTCGCTTTTGATTCAGTAACGGTAACACAACCATATACATATATTGTAGAATCAACAACTGAACAATTAAAATTTGTATTTGCACAATCTGGTTCTAGATTTAATAACTATAATAAAGCTAGAGCAGCAAACTACCAAGTATCAGTTGACAATAGCGTATTTTTTAGTACAGCACTCAATGCAACGGCCGGAATTTATGATATTACTGCAAAAGGTTTAGATACTGCACCATATAGTGGTAGTAGTGTTACAGTTTTGAGTGCAAAATATGTCGATGGATTTAATATCAACGCAACGGGATATAATGTGGCATCTACTAAAAACATATATTCGGTTGACACATACAATTCAATAAATACGGATTCATTTTGTGTTGATGTAGATACACCAATTTTATTAGCAAATGGAACAACCATCCCAGCCGTTGATTTATATATCGGAGATGTAATTAAAACATACGTTCCAACCGACATGCCAACTTGGTTGCCTGAAAATGATGCAAGTGAGTGGTATTGGTGGTATCAAACGGGTTCATCTGGTGAAGTAGTAGATGCAACAATTGAAAATATTTATTATTCATTTGCAGATTCATATATTTCTATTAACAATGATTTATTAAAATGCACAAAAGCACATCCATTGTTTATATTGGATTTAGATACAAATACATATCAATTTAGTAGAGCAGAAGATTTAATTGCAGGTGATAAACTTATAAAATACAATCAAACAACAAATGAAATTGAAGAAATTTTAGTAGAAAATGTTGATATTATAAATGATATTTTAGAAATTGCAACAATTACGGTTGGAGTTGCACATACATATTTGGCTAATGGGTTTGTTTCTCATAATAAAGGAACTGAATCAATTGCACCAATACCATATTCCGGATTGCAATGTTACTTAGATGCACAATTTAATGCATCGTATAGCGCATCAGCTCAACCGGTATGGAATGATTTAACAGGAAATGCAACAGGTTTTAGTTTAACTGGTGGAACTTATGGTGGTGTAGTGGCTCCTACATATAGTGGAACTACTCCTAGAAATTTAACATTTGCAGCCTCAAAATATGGTCTCAAACACCCTGGATTCACAACTTCATTAGGTAGTGGTTTCAATCTATCAAAATTTAATGTAAACTCAGCTACGGGTATGACAATTATTGCATTTCTAAACTCACCTTCGGGCATAATATTGGAAAATAGCACAAACTTTCGTTGGGAAGTTTATGGAAACTATGCGTTATTAGCCGGAGGATTCGCAGCTCAATCAAGTCCACAAGTATCTTGGGGTGGATGGAATATGCACGCAGTAACTGCAGGAACTGGTACAACTTCATTTTATAGAAATAGTGGTACCGCATATTATAGTACAGCTGTTGGATATACGGGCGGACTTGGTGTTAGTAGTTATGAGTTAAAATTGATGACAAATAATACTGGAGCAATTTCAAATTTATTCTATTATAGTAGAGTATTATCATCAGCTGAAATACTAATAATATATAATAATTTAAGAAGTAGATTTGGATTATAATATTATAATTTAATGTTTTGACATAAAATATTATATTTATATTGAGAATTAATAAATTTAAAAACTAGTATATAAAATGGCAGAAAAATTAGTATCACCAGGCGTTTTCACAAGAGAAAATGACCTTTCATTCTTACAACAAGGTGTTGGAGAAATAGGAGCAGCATTCATCGGCCCTTTCAAAGAAGGCCCGTTAGCTCCAACAATTGTAAATTCACAAGCTGAGTTTGAAACTTTGTTTGGAGTAGTAGATGACACTTACTATACTCCTTTAGCAGTTCAATCTTATTTAAGAGAAGCTGGAACTGCAACGATTGCAAGAGTAGCAGGTATTGGTGGATATACTGCACAAAATCCTTTATTATTAACCGCAACATCTGGAGCAGTAAGTGCATCGGTTGGTGTTCTTTTTCCTACCGATAAAAATACATTAACAATTGGATTGAGTGGTTCTACATATCAAACGGCAAGTAATGGTGATTTTGCTATTTTCATTAGTGGTTCTACTTCATTTACAGGAAGTACATCACTTGACCCAGAAGATGTGAATGATATCGAATCCACATTTGGTACATCTCCATTTGGAAGTAAGGGTGCATATGTATATGCATTTTTCCAAAATCATAATATAGATTTTACAGCTAACACATCGGCATCCGTTAATGTTTTGGATGACCAACCATTTACATTTGATGCACAAGAAGCTTTGACTCCATTGATTAAATCTCAATTAATTTCAGGCCAAAGATTTAATGTATTAAGATTTGTTACATTAGGTGCAGGTAACGCAGCTAATGGCAAAATTAAAATCGGTATTTCAAATATCAAACCAGCAGGTTCGGTAAGTGGAACTGATTATGGTACATTCTCAGTAGTTGTTAGAGGATATTCTGACACAAACAAAAAGAAAACAATTTTAGAAACATATAACAATGTGAATTTAGACCCTAATTCTCCTAACTATATCTCAAGAGTAATTGGTGATAGAAGTAGAACAATCAACTCTGAAGGTAAAATTACAGAGCATGGTGATTGGGTAGTTAATTCAAGATATGTTAGAGTTTGGAACTCTAATGATGCAGATTATGTTGCACCTGAAGGTATTCCGGTACAAGCAGTTCCTTATGGACACGCTGCATACAAATTACCTGTTTTAGCAAATGCAACTTTATCAGCACAAATTCCAGCAGTAAGTTTTGTAACTGCAACTGCTACACAATATGGTGGTATTGATTTGGATGGTAATACGGATAACGCAATTTACATCAAACCAATCCCAACAGGAGCATTAACAGGTTCTAACGCAGTTTATTCTTTGGATGTAACTGATAGTTTAGAATTGACTGGTTCGGTTTCAACTGATGTTGCAAAAAGACAATTCATTGTAGCATTCCAAGAAGGTTTTGATGGTTTAAATCCAACAACTCCAATCTATAAAGGTTCTGACATCACTGCAGGTAATACTCAAGGTTTTAACTTATCAACTTCAACATCATCTGGTTCAGTAGCATACAATAAAATGATTGCAGCTTTATCAAATACAGATGAGTATGATATCAATATGATTGTAGCACCTGGTGTTACAAGAGCAGACCACTCTTCAGTATTCACATCTATTTTAGATATGGTTGAAGAAAGAAGTGACGCATTCTTTATCGCAGACGCAGGTAACGCAAACACATCATTATCAGCAACAGTAACACAAGCTCAGTCAGTTGATTCTAACTACGCAGCAGTTTACTACCCATGGATTAAAACAATCGACATCAATACAAACAAATTAATCACAGTTCCACCATCAGTATTATTACCAGGTGTATTCGCAGCAAACGACAACGTAGCAGGAGAATGGTTCGCACCAGCAGGTTTGAATAGAGGTGGTTTGACAGGAGCAGTTGCAGTATTGGATAGATTATCACAAGCTGAAAAAGATACATTATACGAAAATAAAGTAAATCCAATCGTTCAATTCCCAGGTCAAGGTATCGTAGTATTTGGCCAAAAGACTTTACAAGATAAACCATCTGCATTGGATAGAATTAACGTAAGAAGATTGTTATTAACTGTTAGAAAGTATATTGCATCATCAAGTAGATACTTAGTATTCGAACAAAACTCAGCAGAGACAAGAACTAAGTTTTTAAACATTGTTAATCCTTATTTAAACTCAATTCAAAGTAGACAAGGTCTATACGCATTTAGAGTTATAATGGATGAGTCAAACAACACACCTGATGTAATTGATAGAAACATTCTTAAAGGAGCTATCTACTTACAACCAACTAAGACGGCTGAATTCATTCAAATTGATTTCAACATCTTACCAACAGGTGCAAGTTTTAACGGATAATTTTAAAAACAAATATTTATAATAGAACAACAAAAATATAAACGAAGATGCCAACAATATTAGGATTTGACAAGATGTTTTACAAAGAGTTTGAACCAAAACTTCAGAATAGATTTATTATGACAGTGGATGGTATCGAATCTTACATCATCAAAACAGCAAGTAGACCAACTTTCACTTCAGAAGTGGTTGAATTAGACCATATCAATGTAAAGAGAAAGATTAAAGGTAAATCAACTTGGGATGATATCAATATCACTCTATATGACCCAATCGTTCCGTCTGGTGCACAACAAGTAATGGAGTGGATTAGACAATCACATGAGTCATTAACAGGTAGAGATGGATACGCTGCTTTCTACAAAAAGCAACTTACATTCCAATTGTTAGGACCAGTTGGTGATATCGTAGAAGAATGGTCATTGGTTGGTGCTTTCATCACTCAAGCTAACTTTGGTGATTTAGATTGGTCAAACACAACTGACCCAGTTTCAATTGAATTACAATTAACTTACGATTACGCAATCTTAGAGTTCTAATTTAATAAAAATAGTAAAAAAAGAAAGGGAGACAGAAATGTTCTCCCTTTTTTATTTTTGAAAAATATAATATATATAATAAACACAAAAGTTATATTATGAACGAAAACGTAGAACAAGAAATTACTAGAGGTGGATTAGGAGCAGTGCAAATGCCAAAGTCTTATCCATTCGCAACCGAAGTTATAACATTGCCATCTGAGGGTTTATGTTATCCGGAATCATCTCCATTATCAAAAGGACAACTTACAATCAAATTATTAACTGCAAAAGAAGAAGATATTCTAACTTCGGTTAATTTAATTAGAAAAGGACAACACATTAATAAGATGTTGGAGTCAGTAGTGGTTGAACCAGGAGTTAGTATAGATGATATTTTAGTTGGTGACAAAAATGCAATATTAGTTGCAACCCGTATGTTAGCATTTGGTGCTGATTATGATGTCAATGTTGATGACCCTGAAACAGGAGAACCTGTATCGGTTACCGTTGACCTTTCTCAAATACAAACAAAAGATATTGATAGAGATTTGTTAAATAGAAAAAATGAATATGATTTCATTTTACCACAATCTAAAAAACAAATTAAGTTTAAATTACTTACACATGGTGATGAGATGGCAATAAACAAAGATGTTGAAGCAATCGAAAAACTTACAAAGAATTCGGGTGAAATTACGGCTAGATATAGGAGACAAATTGTAGAAGTAGATGGCGTAAGAGATTTTGGTCATATTAGTAATTTTGTTACAAATGGATTATTAGCAGGAGACTCAAAAGCTCTTAGAAAATATGCAAACTCAATTACTCCCGACTTAGATTTGAAATTTAAGTATACAACGGCTAGTGGTGAGGAGGAGGCACTTCGTATCCCGTTTGGGGTTGACTTTTTTTATCCTGTCGACTGATTATAGTATAGCAATACATCAAAAGATTTTTCAAATGATATATAACTCCAATGGTGGTTTTACATGGGGTGATGTATATCATATGCCTATTAAATTAAGAGATTTTTATTGGAATGAATTGGTTAAATCTAAAAAATCCGAAACGGAACAAATAGAAGCAGCTAATAGAGGAAAATCTGCAGCTCCATCAAAAGTGAGAAGAAAATAGTATTATTTATATTTATATACAAACGTAGAACATGGCAAAACAAAAATTAGTAGAAATAAATATGTTTTCTAAATTACTGGACTTATTTTTTACTGCAAAGTCTAAAAATAAAGAAACTCAATTTTTGAATAAAATAAAAGATTCAGATGAAGATGTATGGAAAGCTTTTGATGATATTAATTCTAAAATAGACGCATCTACACAAAGACTTAATAAATACAATTCTAAATTCAAAGATATTGATTTCTCCGATTTAAATTAATTTTAATAAATGGCAAAGGGGAAAAATACAAAAAACAATATTGTAAAAGGAAAACAAAAAGGTGCATCTACACCACAAACTCCTGCTGCGGAAAATCCATCAAACATACCTGTTAGTGATAAAGGAACTAAAAATGCAGAAAAATTAGCTGAATCTTTAAAAGAAGCTAGAAAAGAAGCAAAAGGAATGTTGGAGGATACATCGGAAATGGATGATGCCGTTCGTAGTATTGGTGAAGGAATTGATAAAAATAATAAAGGATATAAAACTTTTTCAAAATTTGTAGAAACTATTAAAGCAAGTAGTCAAAGTATCGCAGGTACACTTGGTAAACAAAATGACTTAACTCTAAATGAGGTAAAGTATATTAAAAAAGTAAACTCTGCAAAAAATAAATTCTTTTCAGAGGAAAAAAGATTAGCAAAATTACTTAAAAATAAAGTAATTACCGAAGAACAATTTAACAAATACAGTGAGGCAGCTGCTAAAAACTATGCAAAAGTAACCGAAGGATTTGAAGCAACATCTACCGCAGGTAAAGAGATAAAAAAATCAATGGAGGCAACTTCTGATGGAACTATTGATTTTACTAAGAACATGCAAAAAGCGGATGGATTTATGGAGTCATTCCTAAGTAATATGGCGGGAACGGTTCCATTAGCAAATGAAGTTGGAAATGTATTTAAATCATTGTCAAGTGGCACTGGTATAAAAGCAGCAATTGGTGCATTGGCAGGTGCAGCTACATATCTTGCATATAAACAAGGTATGTTGGGTGATTATTTTGGAAAGGTTGCATCTTTCAATATGAAAGACCAAGTTGTTGAAAATGAAATAGCACTTAAAAAGGCACAAAATTCAGCAAGTTTTGCAATACAAGAAGCGGGAGTTCAGTTCGCAGCACAAATGTCTACCGCACTTTCAAATTTCAAACAAGATTTACGAAATGCATTTTTTGGTGATACATTAACCGGTTTAGGTAAAAACGCCGTATCACTATTAGCAAAAGCAGGATTTTCGGCAAAAGATATATCGGATGCAAGTTTAAGTGTTTCAGGAAATTTAGGTGCAGGTGCAGATAGTTCACAAAGATTGGGTAAAGAAGTTGCAGTATTCTCAAAATATATGGGAATAGGTGCAGACCAAGCTACCGATTTAGCATCAAATTTTCGTATAATAGATGATTCAACCGGAGAGCAGGCTCTTAATATGTTAGAAGGAACTCGTCAGATGGCCAAAATGATGGGATTAAATCCTGGTGATGTAATGAGAGATATGGCAGATTCTACAAAAGAAATTGCACAATATAACTTTAGGTCGGGTAAAGAATTACAAAAACAAGTTATCGCCGTTAAAGCAATGGGTGGTAATTTTAATAAGGTTGCCGCAGCAGGTAGAAATATGGTAATGAACTATAAAGATAGTATCAAAGCCGAAATGGAATTATCTGCAATGTTGGGCAAATCTATAAACCTATCAGAAGTAAGGGCTAAGTTTGCATCATCAGATATACCTGGTGCAGTAAAAGCTTTGCAAGATGAATTGGGTGGCATGGATTTATCTCAATTAGATTTTTTCAGTAAAGATGCAATATCACAAACATTGGGTGGTATGGATTTTGAAGAGATTGCAAGAATTAGTAGTGGTAATTATGGTGAAATAGCTAAAAATACAAAAGACTTAGATGCTGGAATAGATAAATCATCAAAGGCGGTTATTAACGCCAGTATGGAGCAAACCAACAATCAGAGATTAAATATTGAATATAGTATTGCAGAAACAAAAGCAATGAATGCTGCAGCAATACAGGCCCAAGCTTCAATTGCACAACAACAAATTCAAAATCAAAAATCACTAAATGATGTGATGATTGATAATGATTATTTACAACTTAAAGCAAATTTACAATTTTTAAGAAGTCTGGGAACAGAACTTCCTGGAATGTTAATGAGTGGAATAGTTGGTGGGTTGGCATCATTTTTACCACAAATTTTAAGTGGAGCTTGGAAGATGATTGCGGGAGGTGGAACAGCAGGAGCAGGTGGAATGACTGCAGCAAGTGCCGGAACTTGGGCGGCAGGAGCGGCTGGATTTTGGTCTTTAGGTAAAGGTATATATAATGTTGCAAGCAATGATGCACAAAGTGGTGGAAAAGGAGGAGCCGGCCAAACTTTTGGAAATGTTATAGCAGGTATTGGTGCAGAATTTGTAAATTTATTAGATTATATTCCCGGTAGTCCGATGTCTAAACTGGGAGAGCTTACCGGAACCACTTTTGCTGAAGGTGCATTAAGTATATCTGAACTGGAAAAATTTAGAGCATCATATCGAACAAAAGAAGGTGAACAAATTGGTATTGGTAGGGAAAGTAATCAAAAATTAGCCAATTGGATTGCATCTAATATGGATTATTTATCAAGAGGTGGATTGGAAGATGAGGTAAAAAATTTCCAAAAAGCGGTTCAATCTGGTTTAATAAAAACAAATGTTTCAATAACAGACCAAGTAGTTGCAAATTCAGCTCAAACCACCCAGGCCATTGAAAATACTACAGTATCATCATTAGACAGTATTGAAAAACAGGCAACGGATGCATATAATAAATCAAAATCGGCCAATAACAAAATAATGACCGATACGTCAAAATCAATAGTAGATATGACAAAAACGGCCGTAACATCTGTTGCTACGGCTTCAACAACGGCAGGTGGTGGAAATACTAATACAGGAACAAATGCAGGTATACCCACACCAACCGCAGCAAGTATAAGAGCAACACCTGTATATGATGTAAATACGGAAATTGGAGCAAATATGAGTATGAAAATATTTGCATTATTACAAACATGGTCTACTCAAGCAACTGGAGGAACAAAAGTTTATTTAGATTCAGAAGTAATTAATAACACACTCAGAGAATCGGTTAAATCTAGAAGAGCTACATTTGTAGTTCAATAGATATTTATGTATATAAAATAATAAAATGGCATCATTATTGGATTTATTGGGTAGAGCAACGAAAGATAAGCAAGTGGCCTATGGTGATACTACATACTTGCCTATAACCGATACACAATCATTAAATAGTCAAGTTAGTAAATATGAAGCCAGACCCACATCTTTAGAAAAGGTATTAAAAAAAGAATTAAAAAAACCAATAAATGGTATTAATGATTTATTTTTTAAAGCTGACAGATTAATAATTGATACAAGAGGTGTAATAAATCCATATAGAACTAAAATACTCACAGAGAAATATCAAGCAAATACAACAGCAGGTGAAATTTTAAGACAAGCTGCAAATTTAGCAGGTGCAATTCTTAAACAAAGAAGAAGAATACCTGATACTATATTTCCAAATATGACTAAACCTGGTCCTATAAGTAATACACTACTTCAACCTCAACGTGCAGGACGAGGTGAAAGGGATATAGAAAGTGATAAACCATATTATGTTCAAACTCAATTTAAACCTGGAGCAGAAATATTAGCATCAGCAGCAAGAGCAGCAATTGCAGGAGATATGAGAGCAGCAAAGCAAGCATTGCTGCAAGCCGGATTAAACGCAGGTAGAGGTTTGGGTAGAAGTAATAGACAAAACTATAATGAGGAGTTTTTCCAATCGTCATATCATCCAGCTGCATTTGATATTAATTTAGATGGTAGAGTTGGTGGTAAAAAAGGTGCAGATAATGGTGAAGATGGTGCAAAAACATTTATCGGATTTAAAGAACACTATTTAGCAAAAAAAGATGCACTTTCTTTTAATGGGGTTCCTACTACAAATGGTTTTATGAAGGTTCTTAAAGAAAGAAAAGTGGAAGAGGCATCTTATACAATGGATGATTATATTAATTCATTGGTATATGGTAAATTTCCATCTGGGGCAGAGGAAGATGAATCATTAGTTCCGTGGGTTAAAATGCACCCAATTGGATATAACGCTATGTATTTTCCTGGAACAATTTCAGGATTAAATGAAAGTGTACAAGGCACTTGGGAAAATTTTAAATATATTGGTTCACCATTTTCTGCATATAAATACAATGGTGTAGAACGAACCTTAAATTTTACTTTAAATTTATATTGGACTGAAAGACTACAAATATTTAGAATAAAAGAGCAAATAGAATTTATAAAACAATTATGTTTTCCTGCACAAGATGTTTCCGTTGCTAGGTATACCAAAAACCAAAGTGCACTTAAAGCACCAACATTTGGTATGAAAATGAAAAATGGAAAAGAACCATATTGGAAACAATTTGCAGAAGCTGAAGCTTATAATCCAGAATTACAAGATTCTGACCAATTATTTTATAGACCTCAATTTTTAGAATTAACTATTCATGGATATGCTAAAAAAATATTTGGTTTTATGGAAAGTATAAATGTAAATATACCAGATACCTCAACTTGGCCATCAACAAATATAAATTCGGAATATTCAAATATCGCACAAGTTGAACCTGGAGTATCTAGAGAAGATTTAAGAGCTGGTTTAAAAAATACAATATATCCATCAAATTTGAGTATAGAAGTTGCATTTAAAATTATTGAAAATCCACACGCAAAAATAGATGCTAGAGAAAACAAAGTATCATATAGATATAATTTGGATGGAATGGGTGCCGATACAAATGTAAAATACCCAACTAGACGTGCATTTGTGTTTGTTCCAGAAGAAGATGTTACAAAGCACGATGAAACACCGCGCTTTGATGAGAAACCTGTTGAGAAAATAAATACACCAAAACCGATAAACAGCACTAAAAATAAACCAAAAGTAAAAAAAGCTGCGGACACACCAACTACAAAGCCTGATGTAAAACCTGCACAAAATACTGATGGTGCATCAGAAAATCTTCGTAATTCATTTAAAGTAACCACCTATCCAATGGCACAAGATAATACTTACAACGCTGCACTGTCCAATACTAAAAGCTTTATAAAAACTGCAGCTAAAAAGGCAGAAACTAAAAAGAATGCTGGCGCATTGGATAACCCATAATAATTCAAAATGTCAAGTAGATACCAAAATAGAAAAACTTTATTAAAAAAAGATACTAAAAAAAGATATTTAGAATCAACTATATATCCAAAAATAAAAGCATCTAATAATGACACCTATCTAATAACCGAAGCGGGTGATAGATTAGATTTACTTGCCGATGTTTACTATGGTGATGTTGGCTATTGGTGGATTATTGCAATTGCAAATAATTTACATGACGCCTCATTATCTATGCAACCTGGAATACAAATTAGAATACCATCGAATTTATCAACAATATTAAATGATTTTGATAAAATAAATTCATAAGTTATGCCCGCATTATTTATATCTGATTTAAAACCTTGGGTAAAAGAAATTTTTAGAAATAGAGAAAGAGTAACAGAAAGTTCCATATTTAAAGTTCCATTTGTTATACTAACATCCCCCGCATTGGTTACAAAACAATCTAGTGATACAAAACTGACATTAAAAGAAAGAGCGGAAAAATTCCAAGATATAATAAATAATACATTTGAGGCCTCATCTATGGATTCATATAAAGGTTGTATAATAACAAATAAAATACAAAATAAAGATAATTCATATCAATTAGGCCCATCACATATTGGAGTTGATTTTCGTGGTAACAGAATTAATGTAGATGGTGAAACTAATAGAGCAATACCAAATCCAATAATAGAATCATTACAAATAGATACGGATGGTACGGGAAATACTTTAAAGATTGCAACTGTGGGTGTAAGATTATTCAGTTTAAAACAACTTGAAATGTTTGAACTATTTTATTTAAAACCTGGTATGAATCTTTTATTAGAATTTGGTAATAACCAATCGATATTTGCAGATATTAGACGAGATTATATTAAAAATAGATATGGTGAGAATAGTGAAAAAACACAAACAGAAGGTGCACAAAGCGTTATAAATTTACAAAAAATTTTAGTAGATAAATCCAATTACGACAGTTTTTGTTCAAATTTTTCAGAATTATCTATTGGAGATATGAAGGCCTTACAAAAATACTACAAAAGAGTAGAAGATTCCAGAGGAACATATGAACAAGTAGCTGGTAAAGTTTTGGATTATACATATTCTATTGAAGAAAATGGAACATATTTAGTTAATTTTAAAGTTACCGCTGGTATTGAAGTTTCTA